TAGCCTGTTGATACTGCTGTTGTGTAATTTGCATAAACGCCTCTTACTATTGCATTGCTTGCTGTAAGTACAAATTAGCTTCGTCAGACAAACCCGGAACAGGCTCAAAAGGACCTGTAGGCGTGACCTCAGGTTCTACTCTTTCTGGAGGCAGGTCAACCAGAGGGTAGAAAGCCATTCCTGCTTTTTGGCTTCCCTTTAGTTCACCATCTACCGCCCCTCTAAGGGTGTTGTACTGGTTGATCGTTCGTACATTTTGCTTTCTAATAGTAGTCAGCAGTCTACGCATAGTTTCAGGACTCATTCCAATGTCGCCTGCTACTACTCTTTCTGCAAAAGTTCTGTCCGCATCAGACAAACCTGTACCAGCACCCAAGTTGGTGATGTAGTCAGCAACACGTGCGCCTGCTAGTGAAGCGTACTCTTCCGTGTTTTCGATCTGATCTGCGTCTGATATGTCAATACCTGCTACACGCGCTGCCCTAGCAACGTCCATTCTAAACGTAGCACCATAGCCTGTATACATGTTGTCAATGTTTTCAAGAGACGTATCAATAGACTCAATACTGGTTACAGCTTTGTTTGCAGCATCAAGGCCGTCTGACAAACGACCAACGCCTTCACCCATAATCTTTTCTGCCAACGTGCCGCTTAGGTTTTCAATACGTTGAATTTCAGGCGGTGCTCTATTTAGACCCAGTTGTTGAGCAGAAACCCATGTGTTGTTTTCTCTGTCGTACACCTGTCCTCCTTCGGTACGGAAAGGCATTACTTTACCGTCTTTCAAGAAGAACTCAATGTCGCCACCACGTTGCCCTGTGAGTACGTCATTAAACACTTGGTCAGGGGCTTGGCCTAGTCCTAGTTCCTTAAATAATTTGTCACTGATGCCACGCTGTCTAGCCAACTGCTTTCGTTGGGCTGGTGTTTGCGTTGGCATGTTCTTGAGGCGGTAGTCAATCATAGTGCCTACAAGGTCACCAAGTTCCTTATTGTCAGTCACGTTTTCAATCTGAGCCGCTAAGTCGTCAAGACCAAGGTTTTCAGCTTGAGATTTGATTTGTACCTTGCGGCTGTCTAAAGCTTTTGCATTTGCTTCTTGAGTCGCTAAGTCTCTAGCAGCAGTGGCAAGTTTGGCTGCATTTTGTAAATCACCTTGAGACTGGTAGTACTGAGCCAACCCAGTAAGACCTTCAACAGTATTAGGATCAAAACCAGATAATGTTTCTTTCCTTTCTTTTTCCTGTTGTACAGCACGAGTAGTTGTAGGCATTTGACCAATAGCCTGACCCACTTGAAATAGACCCTGACCAAAGCTGGGCCTTGTTAGAGACCGTAAAAAGTCTTGTGAAAAAGTAGCCATTGTTTAGTCCTTCTTAAAAATATCGCCTAAAATGTCATACAACGGGTTGCTTTCGGAAGGAGCTAAGACGCCTCCCAAAAGCCCAGTGCCCAACTGACCGTACAAATCGCTTTGACCCAGTGCCGACGACAGAAGTGCCTGTAGTCCACTCATCTGCGCCTGTCCGAACAAACCAGCGCCTTGCAACTGACCACGCTGGGCTAGTTCTGAAATAGGCAGTCCTGCTTGTAGTACGTTCAGAGCTTGTGCCTGTGGCAAGTAAGCAGCACCAAGCGCACCTGTGCCTAGCTGTTGTTGCAGCTGTTGCAGTCCTAGACCACCGCTTAGGAGTCCTTGACCCGCAGTCAACGCCTGTAGTGCCTGTTGTTGTCTTGCAGCGTCCAGAGCTTGCTGTTGTCCTGCTAGGTTTGCACCAAGTCCTGCAAACTGTGCGCCAAGGCCAGCCTGTTGAGCCTGAAGACCTCCCGCAAGTTGAGCCAACTGAGCAGCTTGACCAGCAGCAGTAGTAGCCCTTCCAAGGCCCTCTGTTTGCAAACGTGACTGAATCTGTTCTGCGGACAGCCCAAGCTGTGCCAACTGCGTGGCCCGTTGTTGTGCCTGAGACTCCAAAGCAGACTGCGCTTGTTGCGCCTGTAAACCTGCTCCTGCTAACTGCATCTGACGCCCAAAGCCTTCAGATTCCATACGTGACTGTACTTGTTCAGCAGACAAACCAAGGTTAGCAAGTTGGTTGGCTCTTTGTTGTGCCTGAGAACGTAACGCTGATTGAGCCTGAGCAGCTTGTATTCCTGCCTGACCCAACTGAAGCTGTCTACCAAACCCTTCCGACTCAAGTTGTGCCTGAACACGGTCTGCAGACAAACCAAGGCTGGCAAGTTGTTGCGCCCTTTGTTGTGCTTGGGACTGCAACTGACTTGACAAACCTGCCTGTTGTGTAAACATACCGCCAAAGGTTTGGGCTTCGCCAAGAGCTTGCCTTCGTTCTGCTTGGGCTTGTTGCATTGCTGCTAATGACGCTCTGTCTTGTGCTTCTTCTTGTGCCTTAGCTAAAGCAAGAGACTCTGGAGTGCCTCCAAATTGTGCTGTACGTGTACCCAGTCGTCCTTGTGCTGCTAGTCGTTGCTCTAGCGCAAGACGCTGACGTTCTTCTTCAGGACGTTGTGAAGCACGTATTCGCTCAAAGACCTCTGCTTCTCTTTCGGCTGTAGGCTGGAGCACTTGTTGTGCCGCTTGACCCGCAAGGCCGCCGTACTGTTGACGTAAGGCTTCTACGTCCGCAGGAGCAGCAGTATCAAGACCAGCCATGCCTAAACCATAAGCTGTTTGAGCTAGTTCACCGGCTCCTGTCCTAACACCCGGAGCCTGAAGACCAGCAAAAGTTTGACTGACGTCTGGAAGGGCTAAACCACGTTCTGCTGCAGAAGCACCCATAAGTTGTCCTGCAAGGGCACCAGCACCAGTTCTAACACCGGGATCTGTAACCCCAGCAAATGCACCAGTTACGTCAGGAGCGCCGCCAGCCAACCCAGCGCCTCCTAGACCCAACGCTTGTTGTCCTAGCTGTCCTATACCAACACTAGGTTGTTGTCCTAAGAATCCTCCAACTTGACCACCAAACATACCTCTAAGAAGGTTTAAGTCTGCAGGTTGTGCTCCAGCAGCGCCCATGAACTGACCACCTAGACCAAAGGCTTGTTGGGACGCTGCTTGGGTAGGCATCATGCCGAACGTAGGTTGACCCATGAGTTGTTGGCCTATGCCAAGAGCGCCTAGTCCTGCTTGTGACAACTGAGGTTGTCCTAGTACAGGCTGACCAAACATTTGACCGGCTTGTCCAAACAATGCTTGTGACAAGGCCATTTCCTGCGGAGACAAAGACACACCAAGACCACCTTCAGGAGTTGTCTGAAATTGGCCTCCTGTTCCTGTGGTTACAGTAAAAGGTCTAAACTGCGTTTGTTGTAGCTGCTGTTCAGCAAGTTCTCCGGCCCCTGCTTGAGCTTGCTCACCAATCTCGCCTAAGCGTTTATAAGCTTCTCCAGTTAAAAGACCGCCAGCAGTAGCAACCCCGCCTAAACCAAGTAGTTTCATTAACCAATCTTGCATTAGTACGTACCTCCGTCAATAGTTCCTGTTGACAACGTACCGTTAAACGTCAGTGCAGGAATTGTTACTGTACCTGTAAACGTAGGCGAAGCAATGTCTGCCTTTGTAGCGATAGCTGTTGATATAGCGTCAAACTCTGTTTCAAATTCAGCGCCCTTAATGATTTTACCGCTGTCTCCGGAAGGTAGACTGTCTTTAGCGGCAAAGTCAGTGGTCTTAGTATAGTTACTCATAGTACTTTACCCATTAGTGCTAATACGTTGATCTCTTGGAGAGACAAACCTGAACCGTCTATGTCTGCTTCCAACCCAATTGTTATAACTCCACCGCCTCCGGTAGTGTTTATGCCACGGCGTGACGTAAGATCACCACCTGTAAACTCTGCTGTGCTATTGAACTCACTTTCGTTAAAGTAGCCAGTAACCTGATTACCTACCGTAAACTCTGACGTTTTAAAAAATGTGCCAAAGTCGTATGCCCACTTAAGAAACATAATAGCACTGTTAGCACCAACAATTGTAGGCCGCAGTTTTTTAAGTATTTTTAAACGTGAAGGGTCACCAAAGGTCAAACCGGGACTGTAGTACTTAAAGCGATAAGGTTCTCCGTTGTCTCTATATCCTGAGTACTCACTGATTCCTTCACCAGTTCCAATCAAAAGTGTTCCGTCGTCTTTTCTACCGTAAGACGTAAAGCCAGTACCGGGCCAGCGTGTTACACGGTATGCTCCGTTTTCTAGTGTGCCTCGAACGTCGAAGCAGAAGGTTGTGTCCTGTGCAGAAAAAGTCAATAAGTAAAAACCTTCTTCTGGACTGTAAACAGTTTTAAAAAAACTTGTTTCATTCTGAAGCAAATCAATAATGTCTTTAGATATTGTACTGGACAAGTTAGTCATAGGCATTGACTTTTCTTGAATAGTTCTACCAAAGCTTTTAAGACCAGTATGTGACAAGAACAACACATCAGAACCCGTATGTTGTACTGTATCTCTGTCTACACAACCCACACCCGCTACAGTATCTACAAGAGACATCGTAGCAGGGGCTTCGGCTCCTTGGTACACAACAATGCTGTGCTTGCCAAATATAATCAGCAGGCCGTTGTGTGCCGCTAAAGCTACAATTTCGTCATAGCCGTCAGGCCAAACTTTGGATATGTCAATAGACCCGCTAGTACCACCGGACCAATCGTGTCCAATCAATAGGTCAGACCAGTACACTGTAGACTTGTCGTTATTTATGTCTGCTGTCCACAGGCGTCCATAAGCTGCTATAACTTCGTTTCCGTACATAGTAGTAGCGACACCAGCAGCGCCAGAAACTGTACTAAGCTTGACTACAGCGCCTCCTGCGTTGTCGTACACAAGGGGTTCATTACTACGTTGGAAGAAATAAATCTTGTCATTAAAGTTAACCATCTTCCAGTTGTCTTGGGTAATGGTGTAACTTCCGGGTGTTTCGTTAGCTAACGTAGTGGTGCCGCTAAGTATCTTATTGTTACCTACAGAAAATATTTTAGTGTTACCTGCGTTGTCTTCAAACTCTTTAATTGCTCTAATCTTTGCAGACCCTAGTTCAGTTTTGTTTGTTGTCAGTACTAAGTGTCCTTTGCGTGACGCAATGCGGCCTCGTTTGTCAATTACTGCGTTGTCAGCAACGTCAGCAAACGAAGGGTCCTGAGCCAAAGGGGAATCTTCTGTATTGATTCCTTTAAAGGCCGGTGCAACAAGGTTAATGCTTTGTAATTGTTGAGCCATAGCTACCTCACGGCGTATAGAAGACTACTTCTTCTGGGTGCTTTTGAGCGTCTAAAGCAATAGCATCAGACAGGTACTTATCAGCAATAGCAAAGTATTCAGGAGCAGAAGTGCCTCCAGTTTCTCCACGTTCACGAGCCAACAAAGCAATAGCCAAGTGAATCACAGGCATTGCAGGGATGTCCATTGTGTCGTCATTAGCAGACAGGTCAGCAGCACGTTTTACACAGTTAAAACGAATAGTGTACTCTTTGTCAGGAGTAGGGTAAATGTCAATCTGAGTGTCGCCGTCGCTGTCAACGCCGTTGTACGTGTAGTACGTTGGCGCACTCTTACGTGGGTCTGAGATTAAGTAAGCCTCATCAAAAAACGTAGCTGTCTTGTACTCCATAAACAAGTTAGCTGTGTCGTTGATGACGTTAAGAGCTTTGATTCTATTCTGGCTTCCTGTTAGTACGTAGTTAAAGACGTCAGCAGTAGTAGTAATTGTTAGAGTAGTCCGAAGTGCAGACCAGTCCCATGCGTCTTCTACTGTGCGCTTTGCGTCGTTAACAAAGTCACCTACCATTTTAGAATAAGTGCTGCTTTGTACGGAAGTAACTTCTTCTTCTCGCATCCTTCGTAGGACGTTGTTTACTATGTTTAAATAGGTCATGCCATTCTTCCTGAATTTCTAGCAATTATGTTGTTTAGCTCTGCTACATAGTCTACTTGTTTTGGTAACTGTATTTGTCTATATTCGGGCGTTCTGTAAAAATACTCAGGCGGAACAAAACTTTCAAACATACCTCCACCCCCTCCAGCAAACTGAGGCATACCCATGCTTGGTAAATCTATACTAGGCAAGTCTACACTGGGCAGGTCTACACTGGGTAACTCTGGTGTTGTTATTTGAGGTAACTCTGGTGTTGTTATTTGAGGTAACTCTGGTGTTGTTCCTGTAGGTAATGCTTCTCGAATAGGCTGTATAATAGCTTCATCAATAGCAGATCCTGCGGTTCTAACTACGTCTTCTGCTGCTGACCCTATGGGTCTAACTACGTCTTCTGCTGCTGACCCTATGGGTCTAACTACGTCTTCTGCTGCTGACCCTACAGTTCTAACCACGTCTTCTGCTGCTGACCCTATGGGTCTAACTACGTCTTCTGCAGCAGCTAACACGTCTCCAATGGCCTGTGCTGGAGGCTCTACTATAGGCGCTACTGCTTGCCCTCCTGCTCTGACTACGTCCTCTGCAGTTGATCCTACAGTTCTAACCACGTCTTCTGTTGTTGACCCTGCTTGTCTGACTACGTCTTCTATGGCCCCAAAGTCAGGAACCTGTACGTTGCCAAAAAGGTCTAAATCAATGTCGGGTATGTCTATACCGGGGTCTAAAAACCCTAAGGTTCCGTCTTCATCTAAGCCACCTTCATAAGTAGCAAAATCAACTATGTCTGTAACAATATCAGTAGCGTTTACGTCTTCTCCAAAAGCAGCGCCTACTACTGTTTCTATAAATGGATTTAAAGCTGCTATAGGAACAGTAGTTTGCGCTGGAATTATAGTTCCGTCTTCAAGTATTTCGTCTTCTTCAAACAAGTTGTCTACTTGAACATTGCCCATTGAGTCAGCGTAGTTAGTCCGTACGTAGTTTTGAAGTTCGCTTGTTGTGTACGTTTGTACAGCCCCTAGTGCAATGTCTTCAATGTCGTCACCAGCAACAGCCCCTGAAGCAATACCAGTAGCTATATCAACCACGGTATCATAATCTGTTCTCAAGGCGTCCGCTGTGTTCCAAATAGCGTTGTCGATAGCAGCACCGGCATCAGAACTAGCGGCTATAGCGCCTGATTTAATTCCTTCTGCTACGTAGTCTAAACCAGAAGAAATACCAGCCGTTACAAGAGCAGAAGGGTCTACTTCACCAGTTACGGCTCCTTGAACAATAGCGTTAGCAAGAACATCACCAGCAACTTGGCTTACAAAACCGCCAGCAGTTGCCCCTGTAGCTGCTCCTGTTGCCCCTGCTGCTGTTCCTGTTGCTGCCGTTGCAGTTCCACTAGGTGCTAAAGCGCCTCCAATAGCCCCTCCTAATGCAGCTGTAGCTGTGGCAGCAATCACACCTACCATAGCATTCTTAACATCGCCACTAGGTGCTTTATATGTTTTTACGTAGGCAGAGCCATTCCACTTGTAAGTGTCTCCGTCTTCGTTAGTTATGTTGTAAGTAACTCCGTATTTATCAAGGAGTGCTTTGTTAACGTCTGAGTTTGCCCAGTTGTTGTACGCAGCTTGTCGGGCAGAGCTTAACTGTTGATTAAGTACAGTTACGTCTTGTCCGGGGTCACTAGGATCTACAGTAAGATCTGCATCTCCTTCCATAAGCATTTGTTGATCTTCTGTAAACCCCGCTCCTCCGACACCTTGTTCAGCCCAGTTACCTACGTCGTATTCGCCAGACTGAATTAACTGTTCACGTTCAGTCATGTAAGCAAGGTAGTTGTCAAAGTCGCCAAAAGCTTGTTGAAGTGTTTTAGACCCTTTGTCGTTAAAGTACTTTTTTAAGTCTTCTTCAGTTAATTGCTCAACGTCTCTTTTTTGAGCCAACAAAAGATCAAGGTTTGCATCGCCAGTTTCTTGACCACGTATAAACGTAAAGGTCATCTCTGGTTGTGCTTCTTCTGCTGCTTTTACGTCTTCTTTAGTAGTAGGAGCAGGTTTTACCGGAGCAGGCTTAACGGGCTTAGGTGGTGCTTGACTTAACATACCTTCTTTTGTTGTAGGCGCTGGTTTAGTTGTCCCTACAGGATTAGACGTAATGCTAACTCCCGGTTGAGGATTCTTAGCTAAAAACCTAGCTGCTGCATAAACACTAGGAAACTGTTGTGTACCTACGTAATATGCCATTTACTTTTCCCTCGACACGCCCTTGGTTTTTTCATAAGAACGCATAGCGCCAAGACCAAGCATACCCATTAGTACAGGCATCATAGTCTCTAGGTCAATGAGTGGTATAGTGACTTCAATAGCCAACAAAGCTAGTACAAAGTTGGTAAAAGGTATAACCATGAAATTACCAGTCATACCCAAGACACAACACCAGCCAACAGCAGGTCTCCAACCAGAGACAAACAAGGACTTGTGTGCTGCTTCTACTTTGTTAACCTCTAGCTGTGCCTTAGCAAGCTCCTGAGCGTGTCTCTGAGCCATTGTAGCAACTTCATGGGCCAGTTTAGCCTTTTGGTCCTTGTCCTGTATAAACTTGTCTAGAAGCCCTGTAACAGGCCCTATGAGTGCTTCAATCATCGTATGTACTCAGCAAAGACAATGGCACCAAGAATAAAAGGGTACAACGCAAAGACAGCCTGACGATTGACAGAGATGTCCTTAGCTGCTGCATCAAGCTGACGTTGGATCATGTCGTACCGCACTAGACACTCTTTCTCGTGTCCCTCAAGTCTCGCAATAAGTTCTTCTGTTTTTGTCATTTAAAACCACCTGCAATGAATATCACTAGAACTGCTAAAACACCTAAGCTAACAAACGCTAACAATGTGCCTAGTATTTGTTCCTTTAGTTCTTGCTGTCGGTAAACAGCGTCCTGTCGTTGTTTTATTACTTGCTTCTTGATGTCTCTCAACTCTTTCAAACCTTGGTTACCATAAGCCATGCCTATGATACTGTGTAGTTCTTTGCGTTGAGCCTCTATCTTCTTCTTTCTGGCAAAAGCTTCTAATGCTTCAGCTTCGGCAGACTTAGCAAACACCAGCTTTTTAAAAGGATTTGGGTTGCTCTTTTTTGACTCATCAAACAGTACGTCACTAGCTGCACCGTACCATTTAGCTACTTGTCCTAGTGTGTCTTCTGCAGACTTCCCAGCTTCAACAAATGCCTTAGTCATAGCAAAGGCTTTAGATGCTGCGGCTATAGCTGTTACTGGATCAATCATCGTTATACCTTACGTACTTTGGACAACTATATATGCCTTGGACATACCATCGGTAGCGTTTGTCTGACTCTGAGTCTACCTCCTTATATTCACATACTGTGTGGTAAACAACTCGTCTGCCTACGTATGCTGAAGTACCTCCTTCTA